AGCATCAACATTGAAATGGAAAAGCTTTCGAAATTATATCCAAACCTTATAGCATTTGCCTCTTGGGCCTGGACAAGAATGGGAGAAGATGCTTGCCCAATGGTTGAAGATGGAAATCTTGCTAATGTAAAATTGACTGCTACAGGTCAAATGCAAGCGAAGGATATGAAAACCTGGGATAGTGGTAATTTTATTGATGAAACTATTATTGTTCAACCAACACCACAACCTCAGCCTCAACCAACACCTCAACCAGCTCCTGCACCTCAACCTGTACCGAAACTTGTTGACACCTATACAAAATTAGAAGTAGATGATTTATTCAACGCAAAACTCGCTGATTCACTAGCTTTATTGAATGAAGATTTTAAATTGTATGTCAAAACTTCTTTAGAAAATTATGATGTTCTTCAAGACGAAGAAACAAAGCAATTTTTTGAAACTGCTGTAGGTAACTTAGAGCTTGTAGATGTTGCTGAAATTGATGCAAAATATACAGACGTAAGCGAAGTTTCAGCATTGTCAGGTAAAGAAATAGCTAAGTTTAGAGCAGATTTATATAACAAAGCTCTTAGTGATTATAGGCTTATGCTTAAGGCACCAACTGTTGCAAAGCTATCTGCTTATTTGGCTAAGTTTATTGAATATATTAAACCTGTCTAATTAAACAAAAAATGAACTTGTAAGTAATTCTTACAAGTTCATTTAGTTTATAGATTGTCAAATTCCACTTCTTCATAAATTTCCCAAACAGGTCCAGAATTATCTAAAATATGTGTATGCAGCCTAATGAAATCTTCCCAGGAATAATAAAACAAATTTCCCATACTGTCCATAAGTTTTTCTTCATCCCGATAAATATAGTAAGCTTCAGACCATCTTCTAGATCTGACTTTTAAATTAAGATCAATTAATGGACGAATAATTTGACTAAATAATTTCACGACTCTTCTCCACAATATGCTTCAAGACGATTGCAGCATTATAAGCATCCCAAAAAGGATCGTGCTTTTCTCCAACAAACTTAATTCCTAATTCAGCAAGAGATCGTTCCAGCCCATTGTTGTAAGGCTTTCCCATCACCAAACTGTAAAGCAAAGATATATTCAAATACTCATTAGAGAAAGGATATCTGCACTGCTTTTCTCTACATTCAGAATACATCTTCTCATCATCATTACCCCAAGCTGCACAAGGTATAGATTTTGTGTTCAATTCTTTCATCACCATCTTGCACATCTCACCAAAGTCTTCGCCATTTTCAGCTTGTTCTTTAGTAATGCCAGTGATTTTTGTGCAGTATTCAGAAATTTCACTTCTTATCGGCTTACAAACAACATTAAATTTGTTGCTAATTACCAAAGTTTTTAAATCTAAAATACAAGCTCCAAGGGCGATAACTTCACGATACTTATGAAAATGTTCTCGCCCTTCCCAACAAGTAGCCTCAAGATCAAATATTACAATCTGATCACAATTGAAAGTCATTCAGTAAATTTCCCATCTTCAAATCTGACAATATCTTATCATAATCTAAAGAATTATCTGACCAATAACTGTCACGAAAATATTGAATTGATTCATAATATTCTGCACGAGCATCAAAACTAATGATGACAGGATCTTCTCCCAAATCATTTAGAATTTTCTGCATCAATAATCTACCAGTACGACCATTTCCATCAATAAAAGGATGCACCACTTGAAAGAAATGATGAATGTACAAAGCAGCGTCAAGAGGATTGATAGAACTACTTTCAACCTCTTTCATTATGTCTGTAGCAAACTGATACCAACGCTCCATAAGAGAAGGTATTAGTAAGGAATTTGGACATAATTCGTGCCCAATCCAAACATCCACAAGACGATATTGACCAGAACCATTTCTCTCCTCAAAATAAGGAATACCACGAGTGAGAAACCTATGAATGTCTAATGGGGTATTCTTACTTAATTCCCAACCATCAGACAAAGCAAAATTGAGAGCTTTAAGATGATTGTCATACATATGGCAACCAGGATAATTACCCATATAACCTGGCTGCGGATCAATCATATTACTCTCACAAACTAATATATGTTTCCAAGATTTAGCAAACATTTTTCACACCTCAAATTCTTAATATCACACAGAAGCAAACACCACAATATAATAGAATATATTAATGTGATACAAATTTTAAATCACAATACAAAAAGGAGAAAAAATTATGTCAATCTTTTCAAAATTATTGAAGAAAACTGTAGGCATTCCAGAAGTTAATATCAACAAACTTCCTTTCGCAAACAAAATTGTCGGGGATTGGGAAAGCAAAAGTATGGAAGATCTTGTTAAACAACTTCCAAAAGAAACTATCTCAAGACTAGTCAATGTCTGCAATAGTGAACTTGACAGAAGAAGTTGAACAAAGCTCGTAGATTGTTTGTTTTTATTGCAATCGGTTTCATCACTTATCTTTTATTATCTATGAAATAAAAGATTAATCTGGAGGGAAAGTATGAACGATAGAGATAGAAAACGTGATGCTTTATTTGTTATTGGATATAGCGTCATAGGATACTTGATAATTCTAATAGAGACAAGATAAATTTTAAGTATAATTATCTTATGCACGAATACTTAAATAAAGATTGTATCGAATATCTTGAAACATTACAAGACAATTCTGTTGATCTTATTCTTACAGATCCACCATATTTTATTGGATTTGATGGAGGAAAAGGATGGGACAAACAATGGAATTCAGATCAAGATTATTTAGATTGGTGCGAAAAATGGACCAAAGAATGCGCTAGAATCTTAAAACCCAATAAGATGATGTGTGTATTTGGAACTTTAAAATACAATACTTTTTTGCGCTATAGATTAGAAATATTAGACAAACTACCAAACTTCTTCCAACAGCCAGAAATAATATGGTCTTACAATTGGGGAGGAAGAAGCAAAACAAACTTTGCTAGAAAACACGAATTTATTTGGTGCTACTCTAAAGAAAAAACTTTTACTTTTAATGCTGATAAAGTAAGAACTGAACGTAAACAAAAAGTAAACATTAGAACTGGAAAAGAATACGAACAAGGAACTATCCCAACCTGTGTATGGGAAAAGAATAACCACACAACTAGCAAAGAATATTGTAATTGGCATCCTACACAAAAACCAATCAGCATATTAGAAAGATTTATAGAAGCTTACACAAACCCAGGAGAAACAGTATTAGACGTCTTTAATGGCGCTGGATCCACAATGATAGCTTGCGAAAATACTGGACGAATTTTTAAAGGATGCGAAATAGATCCTGATTACTATGAACAATCAATAGCAAGGTTCACAACTCTCACTGGAAAACAATATAACAATAACTTAATAAAATTACCAGGCAACTAAAAGTAAAGCAAGGTATTATATATATAGAGCACTGAAGCCCTATCTTTTTACAAGATAGGGCTTTTTTATTTGACGAGGATTATTATGAAACTTAACTTTGAAAAAATATTTTTTTACTTTATGCTTGTAATTGTAAGTGGTAGTATAGGATATGCAATTAAACCAGCAGAACCAGTTGACCAAAAAGAACTTGAAAAAAAATATCAAAATCAACAACAAGTATGCACAGCCGCTATACATATGATGCAAGACTTTTCTAAAAAAACTTATTACAAGCCAAAAACTAACAAAGAATTGGCTATAGAAAGGATGATGAGCAGATGACACTTCTAGATCTACAAATTAATTTATATATTGACAACATTACAAATCCTAAGATAAAATAATAGTATGAAACAACAACGCAAACTAGTAGACATAATTTTCGGACTTGTAATAATAATTGCAACAACGATTTTTCTAAAAGTTGCTTGCGATTGAGATTTTTCTTGGTATAATTGTTTTGATGGTCCAACTTAGCTCAGCGGTAGAGCAATCGGCTGTGAACAGATAGCAGCTTATTAGAGTAATTTAATATAGAAAATTGTCGAAATTCAGTGAAAACTAAGTCGAAAGATATGTCAACACTGAGCCAAGCCCGTAAGGGAAGGTGCAGAGACTATAATGACGACATCCTACTAGGTTATGCTAAGGATGATGGTATAGTCCAGACTACAAACAGATTAATCTGGTAGTGAAAACTATAGTAGTAAGTAACCGATCGGTCGCTGGTTCGATCCCAGCAGTTGGAGCTAAAAAACCCCATACATTTGTATGGGGTTTTTCTTGTTTAAAGGGTATAATTGATTTTGATTCGAATATAATATTGGCAGTACATCAATAAATACTACCTAAGGAATTTTAGATATGAAAAAATGCAAAAAATGCGAAAACATAATACCTACAAGAATATATTTGGAAGGTCAACTTAAAACAATGAATAATCGATTGTATTGTTTTGAATGCTCTCCTTTCAAACAACATAATACAAAACAATTGAATTTAACAGAAGAAAAACCAGTAATGAACACTTGTCGTATTTGTGAAAAAGATTATCCAGGAGGGCATCAACAGCATAAAAATATTTGCAATACTTGTCGGACAACTCGATCAAGACAAAATAAAAAACTTAAAGCAGTTGAATATATGGGTGGTAAATGTATAGTTTGTAATTATGACAAATGTATTTCTGCACTGCACTTTCATCACATAGAACCACACGAAAAAGAATTTGGTTTTTCCAGCAATATGACCAAACCATTTGAAGTTTTACAAATTGAACTTAATAAATGTATTATAGTTTGTTCTAATTGTCATTCTGAAATTCACGCAGGTTTCTTAGAAATAGATGAATATGTTTTTCTTCAAAATAAAATCAGACAAACTTATATTCCAGAAACAAAGCCTGAAGTTTGCTATGAGCCTGTAATTAAAATATCTAAAAGACCTGATAAAGAAGTTTTAGAAAAGTTAGTTTGGGAAATGTCTTGCGTAAAGATTGGAGAAATGCTCGGTGTTAGTGACAATGCAGTAAATAAATGGTGTAAATTTTATGGTATTAAAAAACCAGGCCGAGGAGATTGGGAAAAAATAAAATTTGGGAAACTTGAAGTTCCAAAACAATAAGGTATAATCAAAACATATGGCCCGTTCGTCTAGTGGTTAGGATACGAGGTTTTCATCCTTGAGGCACGGTTTCGACTACCGTACGGGCTATACATTATGGTATAATAAATTTGTTAGAATATTCCCCTGTAGTGAAACTGGCATCACATCAGTTTTTGGAGCTGAAATTCCTTGATCGTACTGAGGCGGGGGAACTTTACTAGTTTGCTTAGGTAATTCAATGGTAGAATGTCTCACTTGTAATGAGGTCGTTGGGGGTTCGATTCCTCTCCTAAGCTCCTTTCCCTTTTTTGTGATATAATAAAGATATGAACGAAACAATTTTAATTTCAATTTTATTTGCTTTAGTGGCAATAATGTTCGTCTTGATATTTGTAGTAATTTTTCAGATTAAAAAAATCTTGAAGTCTTACAATAATAATTTTGAGTCTTTGAATAAGAAGACAGCTAAGTTAGTGGAGTAGATATGAACTTTATCACTGCAACTTGGATTAATTGTTCTATTATTTTTGTATCTGTTATGGCATTTTCAATCTATTTTAACTATCGTTTAAATAGATTGATAAAGATGCTTGACTCTATGATTACTGATAGACCCCAATAATAATTTTATTATGAAAATTTCTGATATCTATGATTTGTCTGGAAAAGTCTCATTCCCAGTTGAAGATATATTTAAACTGAAAGATTGGGGAAGAAATATCTTTTCAATTCATAATAATATTGCAGCAGATTGGGAGATGTTAAAGAAAAATGTCCCTGGTTTACAGGGACATTTTATTGAAACAAAACTTAATAGATTTTATATTGTTAGTTTGAATGACAAACCTTTCATTCTTGTTAATTATGATATGGTTATACAAATCTTTACACCTTATTGCACAGATTCATCCACATATCAAATATTTATGAAATTATTAATCTCTCATTCAGATTTATCATATTGTCATTTCTTAGCAGAAAAAGAATTGGATATTCTTTTACCTAATGAAGATGGATATGATCAGCAATTTGAAGACTAATTTATTTGCATTACATTTAGAGTGTGGTATGCTATCCTTATGAAACACAAGATTACAATTGTTGATGAGAATTTCGAAGAGAAAACTCTTGAGCTCACTTACTTTCAATTAAAAGAATTAAATCGATGGTTGAATATTTATTTAAACACTGGTAAAACAATTGAATATAAGTTAGATAAAAATACCAAAAAAATTATGGATGTAAAGCTTGCCCAGATGTAAGTTGTGGTATAATTAGTTTGTAAGTTTGCACCAGTAACTCAGGTGGATTAGAGTAGCAGGTTTCTACCCTGTTTGTCGGGGGTTCGAGTCCCTCCTGGTGTATCAATCCTCTAAAGAATATTCTTTAGAGGATTATTTTTTTAGAAGCATCCTAAGCAATAAAATAGAATAAGAATATAACTTTTGGAGGATATTCTTATGAGGTTTAAATTATCACCGATGGAGTTGGTAATTTGCTTAATGGTGGTTTTAACACTATTAGCAATTTTTATTCCAATATATATTTTAGCTTGGTCAACTTTTTAATTATCAACAATAGAATAAGAAATGCAAGTGGTGGGAGAACCGAATCCTTGCAAATATCTGACCTTAACTGATTCAACATATCTACTTGTATCATCGGGTATTATTTCTGCTCTTACAAGTAGATCAACAATAGGTTTTATAATATTATCTGGATCGCTTCTCATTTTCCATTGAGTGTTAGCAAGAATAAGAATTTCTATTTCTATTGGATAATTTATTGCTGGCAATAAATTATCTTTAATGATTAGGATATTCTTTTCTATCCAATCATTATATTTTTTGCTTTTCACCATTTTTCCACGAGCAACAGGAGCATACATCTTATTTGCGGAAAATGGTTCTTGGATAGTACAAGATTTTTTAAGCATATAAGATTTGTACAGAGATAGTATAGGTAATAAGAAAAAATTATGTGGTATAAATTAGCACAACAATTACAACTTCCTGGTTTAGATGTAGAACAATCCCAGCCTAAAAGTAAAGAAAAATCAGAACCAAAAGCGAAATCTCCAGAGCTTTTAGAGACACAAAAAGAACCAAAAAGTTTATTCTTCAATGATTGGGCTAAAGATCAT